ATATCAAGTACAATATGTATTTGATAATCAATTTATAGATGATGATTATGAAGATGTTAATGATTCGATTTCATTAGGTAGATATTCTACTTCAAGTAGTGGTGGATCATCAACGGCTGGAGCAAGTAAAGAATGGAAAAAGGTAGCACCAAAAACTAATAGATACTTATTATTAGCTAACTTAAGGTATACAGGTTTAAGTTATCGTTCTGGTAGTGGAGGTTTATGTCTTGATTAAACCTATTCCAAAGAAACTACTACCTAATACCATTCTATATAAAAAATATCTAGGAGATTCAGGAACAGGTGATGCATTTGATACTCAGAAAACGATAACAAATGTTGCATTTCAAGAAAAAAAGACACGAACAGCTAAACAAGATGGTTTTATTATTATAGGTAAAGGTACAGTATTCGTAGATGCTAAAAATAGTTTAGTAGATGATGCAGCAGTTACAAATGATTTATTTGTTGAAAAAAGTCGTATAATATTTAATAGCAAAACTTATATAATAAAAGAAATAGAGAATTTAGACTATGAATCAGGTCGTGGGATTCATCATTGGGAGTTGATGGTTAATTGATAACAGAAGTTATAACATACATTAGAACACAAATAGAAACAACAGCCATTGACACAGCATACCAGGACTTGATACCAAGTGTTGAAGAAACAAATGTGGCAGCTGTAAGGTCATTGCCTGGTGCTGGTACAACAAATGTAATAGCAGGTGATAATTATTCAACTCAGTTGTTTAGTGTCTTATATCGTGGGAATACCGACCGATTAACGAGCTTAAATAACATAGATAGCGTGTTTGATACACTTAATAATGTTGCTGAGATAGAATTAACTAATACACGAATTTCGATCATAGAAGGGCAAAGACCAGCTTATGCGTTTGAAGATGAAAATGGTAATATTCATTACAATATGAATTTAACAGTAACATATAACAAAAAATAAAAGGAGTGATTAGATGTCGACATTTATTAATGGTAAAAGTTTTACAGTTAATTTAGATGCAGATCAGCTATTAGATGTACCAACAGATACACCAGATTTTCAAAAATTGTTACAAATAACAAATGTTTCAAGAGCATTAAGCGAAACAATAGATACATTCTTCACTTTAGAAAATGAAGGTTTTTCAAATAATCAAGTAACAGCATTGGATACACAGTACGATTTGACTATTAAAGGTGATAAAGATGATACATTAATTCAATCATTAATCAGTTGTGAGTGGGATATTGCAAAACGCAATAGAAATGTTATGCAAATAATTGATGATTTCACAGGTAAAACTATCGAAGTTAATTCACCTGTTACAGCAATTAGTGATACAAGAGAAATTGAAACAATTGTAGAATTTGCTGTCAGTATGAAATTTAATGGAAAGCCTACAATAACATAGGAGCATAGAAATATGCTTCTTTTTTAAAAAGAGGTGATTAGATGGCAAAACAATTTAAAGCAAACGAAACAGCAATGAGATTTCATGTAAAAAATGTAAAAAAAATCAGCAAAGATATATTGCCAGATGTAACTAAAAGGTTTGTAGCTGATACAAATGATCAATTTGTTCCAGAATTAACAGCAGATTTGAAAAATAGTGCATTTATACATAGCGAATTTGATGATGGAATAGCAATATGGCAAACACCTTATGCAAGAAGGAGATTCTTCGAAGGAAGTATAACAGGTGTAGCATTTTGGACTTTAGAAAATGTAGCGAGAAATAAAGATGTTTACAAGAAAATGATAATTGAAAGATTAAGGAGAATTTAAGATGGCTTTAGAAATTATTATAGATAACCAAGATATGTTAGATGTTGTATTACCATTCGTTAAAAAGAAAGGTGCTGAGCCTTTTTACGAATTGCATGTAGTGTTAGATCAAGAAGAATTTGATTACATATTAGAATTATCTGAAAAATGTATGAAAAATTATAATCCAACAGATGAAGATGAAAAGAAATTAAAAGAAATTATATTAAAAGATAAATGTGATGAAGTGAAAAAGATTGCAGGTTATACAGGTATTCATTATGTTGTAACAGCAATACAAAGTATGGTGTTGAATAAAGTGGGTTTGCAAAAACACAACATTTCAAACTATGCGACTTCGAAATTACAAAACAAATTGAAGAAATAGATAGAGTTAATATAGGTAACAAAGATTATAAAATGAATTTAACTTTTAAAAGTGTTATGCAAGTATACAAAATAATCAAAAATAATACTCAGGATATATCTAAAATCCAAGAAATATTAAATATACCTAGTATACCAGATATAAATATAGTGTTGAATTATATATTTAATAAAAGATTTCAAGCCCCTGGATCAAAAGATGGGGAAATAGTATTCGATTATTTAATAGATTTTGATTTAATTTATGCTTTATTCTTGAAAGATTATGGCATAGATTTAATAAAACAAGATATTGGATGGTGGCAGTTTACAGCAATGTTTGAGGAGATAACACTAAATAGTAATGCATTAACTAAAAGGATAGGTTACAGAGCCTATAAAGTGCCTATAAATAGGACTAAGGGTGATGAAGAAGAGGTTAAATTCTATTTAAACAAGAAATTACAATATCAAATTGAAGCAGATACAACAAATCAATTAGGTAAAATGTTTAAAAGTTTAGAAAAGAGGTGAGTAAATGGCAGCAGATACTCAAGTTGTACATGAAATAATTATAGATACTGACCAAGCAGAGAAAGCCACTAAGAAACTAGGTGCATCATTTAAAACATTTGCTAAAATAGGTGCAGCAGCAGTTGTGGGAGTTGGTGCAGGATTACTTAAATTAGGTTCAGACTTTGCGAAAACAACAGATAGAATAGATAAATTAAGTAAACAATTAGGATTTTCTACACAAGCATTTCAAGAATGGGATTTCATAACAAGTCAAAGTGGAACATCAATGGAAGAATTAAGAGCAGGAATGAAAACACTAACTAATCAAACTGATGATTTAGCTAAAGGTGGTAAAATAGCAACAGAATCATTTGGTGCTTTAGGTATTGGTATGGAAGATTTAGAGGGATTAACTCCTGAAGAAATATTTGAAAAGACTATTAAAGCATTACAAGGTGTTGAAGATGAAACAAAAAGAGCAGCATTAGCAAACGATTTATTAGGTAGAAGTGGTCAAAGTTTAGCACCATTACTTGCAGCAGGAACAACAGCAATTGATGATATGAAACAACAAGCTAGTGAATTAGGGTTAGTGATAGAAGAAGAAACAATTCAACAAGGTGTAGAATTAACAGATAAATTCGATCAAGTTAAAAGAGCATTTAAAGCTGCAACAACTTCAGCATCAAGTGATTTAATACCGGCATTAATTGGATTAGCTGATTTACTAATAGAGGATGTATTACCAGCAGTAACAAATTTCGTTAAATTCTTAGTTGATATACCTGGTTTTATCAAAGAAAACAAAACACAATTACAATTATTAGGGGTTGTAATAGGTACATTAACAACTTTAGTTTTAGCTTATAATATTCAACAAGCAATTGCAGCATCAGGATTAGGGTTATGGGCAACATTAGCAGGAATAGCAACAACAGTGACAACAGGTTTAGCAGCAGCATTCGCTTTCTTGACATCTCCAATCTCTCTAGTAATAATAGGTATAGGATTGGTAGTAGCTGGGTTTATATTATTAATAAAATTTAAAGATCCAATAATAAATTTCTTTAAGAAAATTGGTGAAGGTATTCAAAAGTTTTTCATTAATACAATTAACTTTGCTATAAAGGGATTAAATGCCCTTATAAGATTGATTAATAAGATACCTGGAATAAATATAGGTGAAGTAGGTCAAATAGGTGGTACGATAACAGGTGGGCAAATAGACACTAGTGTAATAGCTCCAGATAGAAGTTTTAGTTCACCAGGAGAACAAACACGAAATAGCATTTCAAGTAGAAGTGTGAATGTTGAAAGAATCGAAATAAATGCAGCACAAATGAATGAAGATCAATTAGTAGATAGAATTAACATGAGATTAGGTGAACAATTCTAATGAACTCAGTATATACATTAATAAATTCAAAGGGTGAACGCAGAGAGTTAGAGGCTTTGTTAGAACATCCTCAAAACCAATATTCAATCAATTTTGAAATAATTCAATATAAAGATGATGCTGATTTTGAATTAAATCAACAAGGAATAAAATTTACTCCATTCGATCTAATAATGATGTTTAAAACTCAAGATTATGATGTTCAATCAACATTTATTAATTTCTTTGATTTTGATAAAGAGATGATATTAGAAAAAGATGTTAAAGCACTAGGGCAAAAATTTAATCGTAGAGTGATATTTAAGTTTGTTGAGCAAAATCCAGTCAGACAAATAGAATCATATCAAGGGCAAGTAATAGTGACAGCACTTTCACAATGGTTTCAAGATGAAGTAACTGAAATTGTTACAACTGATGTAACTTCAAGCGAATATACCTTAACATATCCTTTTACTTATGGTCAATTAGGTGTAGGTGAAGCGATTATAAATAACGATTTCAATACAAGAGTTCCATTAGTGATTGAATTTGTTGGAATTGCTGATAATCCGAGGTGGCAAATTGAAAGTCCATTCGGTACAGTATTATATCGTGGTCAAATTAATCACACTACAACAGCAGCACAAAAAATAACAATTGATTCATCAAGGGGAACAGTTGAATTAAGAAATGCTGCAGATAATTCATTTATAGATAATATATTCCAAGATCAAGATTTCACACTAGAAACATGGACATTCATGGATTTCAAGGGTGATTATAAGTTTATAATAGAACATGATATAGGTAGTGTTTTAAAATGTGATATAAGATATAGAAAGATTAGACCAATAGTATGAGTTTCTTTGATGTATTTGATGAAAACTTTGATTCGAAGAATTTTGCAGTATTTTCGCAAAGTTCACGAGTTAAAATTGATTATATTGTAAAAGAAAAAAGTAATATCACATTAAACAAACGAGAAAAAGATATAGAAATAAATGATTTCTTAGTAGAAAGAAGTACTAAACAAATATGGAGAGTTAATGATGTTAAAGATGATACCAAATTAATAATATATTCAAATTTTGATGCGATTGACTTTCCTTATTTTGTTGAAGGAGCAACAATAACATCTGCAGATTTAGAAGATGCAATAGGAACTATAATAAGTGATTATTGGACTTCAAATGTAGATCCATTAATAAGTTTGCCAATAACAATATTTACACCTACTGTCACAAATGGAAGTTTAGAATTTTTTGATGAACAAGAATTATCTTTAAGACAAATATTAGAAAATGCAATATCAAAATATAATATCGTATGTAGAGTTGAATTTAATGGAACAGGATTAGATGTAACAATAGAGAATCAAAATGCGAATTTATTTGAATTTAGATTACAGGATACCTGGATAAACAGATTTAGATTAAATGTATCAGATGTGAAATTTAACACTTTAACACTATATGCTTTCAATCTAAGCTCCGTTTTAGTATCAGAGGAATATTATCTACTAACTGATAATACAGTCGTTACAGATGAAACTGATGTGAATAGGGATTTACCAGTATTACCTAAAATTAAATTAGTAGACTTTGCAGATTTCAATATAGAAAGTGCAAGACAAATATTAACAAGTCAATTATCAAATAATGAAATTATAGTTGAAGCATTAGAAGATAATCCATTAGAAGATATGAAAATAGGCGATAAAGTAAAAATATATGATGGTAGTAAAATAATACTTAGTCAATTTACAGCAGTAAATGAAACAAGTGGAGCAGCATTATTGCAATATACATTTGGTATTGGTAGAAATAGACTAACAGATAAGTTAAAAAGGAGTGATTAAATGGCTTTTGTAAATAATTTCAATGGGATAACATTTGATAATCAACCATTGACAGCAGAAAGTGATTCATTTATCCAAAATTCCAAACGAAAAGATAATGGAGTTATTAAAGATGTGGGGGATGAATTAAGTTTCGTATTAGCAGCATTAGAAGTAACAGTAAATACAGGTTTATTAGTAGAACAAGGTAGGTCAATAAGAAACGATACATCAACAATAGATATTTCATTAGCAGCAGGAGCAAATGAATTTGGTTATGTATTAGTCAAAATTGATTTAAGTCAAGCAGCAGGAAGTCAAGTAGGATTTGTAACTAAACAACAAGTTGGTTCATTACCGACATTACAACAAGATGATTTAAAAGCAAATCCAGCAACAGGAATTGTAGAAATACCAATTTTAAGTTATGAAGTATCTTCAGCATCGGTAGTGTCGACAACAGATCAAAGAGTTTTCCTTGATGATGTAGCAATGGGGAATGTAACAGATTTAGTAACAACATCTAAAGAAATAGTGGGAGCTATAAATGAACTAGATGCAAAATTTGATTCAGTTTATGGTGAAATTGTTGCAAGTGGTACTGGTTTTAGTGGTAGTGCGAACGATTTAATAGTAGATATAGGAGCAATAGGGAATGGTTATTATGAATTCATTGCATATAATTTTACTAATGCATTAAATTTACAAATAGATTTTGGGGCAGGAAGTACAGGTAGAACTTTAAAAGCAGATGCAACACCTACTTCAAGAACTAATTTAGTAATGAGGTCAACAATTGGTAACGATTCAACAGCATTGATTAATCCTAAAATCTTTGTTCAACCAACAAATATATTTGGAGTTCAAGATTTAATTGATAGTTCTACACTAACTGGAGCAACTTTCCAAACACAATTACTTAATACCAGTGTTGGAACGAGGGCAATTTATTTAGATGCTGATTATTTAGTGGGTACAATTGATTGGATATTAGTTAAATTACATGATTAAGGAGGGATTATATGAATTATATAAATAAACAATTAGGTAAGATTCATACAAATGTGTGTGTTGTTTGTAATGAAATTTCATTTGCATCTATATTAAAATTAAATGAAGTGCATCTTCGCCCTACAATTAAAATATTTGAGTTAGATGTTGATTTAATTGAAAAGGTTAATTCTATTGAAGATATTACAAATTGTTTTGAATTGAGTGGAAATGAGGTTCTATGGATTGAAGAACAATACCAAATAGAATTACAAAATTTAATGTCAAAAAATATTAATATTACTTATGCAAAAGAATATAAGCAATTAATAAACGAAATAGATACAATGGATTACAAAACTATCAGATATTTAGGGCAAAGTTTAATTGTTGAAAAAACTGGTAGTATAGATAATCCAAAATATGACAATGATAAATCTCTAGATAATGGCGAAATGTTATTATTTGAACAAGAAAAACAAACTAAACGAAACAGAATGAACGAAATTGAAACGGAATGTGGATTGACAAAAGAAGAATTATTAGCTTTATTGTAATTTAGTTTCAATGGTTAGGGTGGTGTTATGAAAGATCAACTTGATAAATTAGAGCAACGAATTAGCATTGTAGAAGGAAAAGTAGTAAGGTTAGAAAAAGAAGATATTAAAACAGAAATACATTTAAAACAGGTTTTAGACTCCGTATCAACATTAGTAAATAAAATAGATGTTATCGTAGACAGGATGAATCAAGTTGAGAAAGAAACATCAAAAAATAGTGATAATCGTATGTGGAATCAAGATATATTCAAACATGTAGTCAAATGGGCTGTTATAACTTTTATTACTTATACTTTTATTACTACTATAGGGAAACTATAAAAAAAGGGGAGTGTTTTTATGGCATATGATAATGTAACAATAGGTACAAAGCAAAAAGAAACGATATATGAAAATGGTACTCAAGATTCAAATATGATAGGTAAATTCTACACTTCAGTACCAACAGGTGAAGTTATTGATGGTGAGCCTGTTTATGAATTAAGAGGGGTAAATGCAGTGTTAGGAAGTAGACCAACATCATTCAGTAAAAAGTTTACAGGTATTGTAAGCCCTGCTTCACAAGATTTTTTCATGATTAATGATGATCCAAATAGAACAGCATTTATTGATGGAAGATTATTAGAAGTTTTTAATACTACAGGTGTTGATTCATTCTATGATGTATTTATATATTGTGCACCAACTTCTGATATTTCAGATAATGGAGATTTAGTAGGAACATTAGCAAATGAAGGAAGTCATAACTTTGGTGGATTTCCATTAGAAAATTATGGTGTTTATACAGGTACTACATTTAGTGTTGCACCTTCATGGGAATTTTTAAGAACAAAATTTCTATCTGGTAAATTATCAGCTGAAACAAATGTTATTGCACCAATAGAAATACCACCAAATAGTTATGTTGGGCTTAAATATGAACCATCACTTTCAACATTACAATTTTCAATATCATTATTAGCAAAACAAAATGTATTATAGAAAAAGGAGAAAAAGAATATGTTAGAACAATCAATTTTAGAATTTAAGTTACCAGTAGAATTAGCAGGTGTAATCATTGCCTTGTATGTATTAGGTAAAATCATCAAAAATACTAAATACATAAAAAATGAATTAATTCCAGTAGTATTATTAATAATCGGAGTAGGTTTCTCAATGGCATTGATGGGTGTAACAGTATCTAGTGTAATTGGTGGTATCGTAGCTACTGGTCTTGCCGTATATGGTGATAATTTATGGAAACAATATAAAAAAGGCTTAGAGGGCGAATAAATGAAGATTAGAAAGAATCTTTTATCAAAAGATAAATACAATTTAAAAAGTCCATATGAAATGACACCTAAATATATTGTAATCCATAATACATATAATGATGCTTCGGCAGAAAACGAGATTAATTATATGATTAGCAATGACAAACATACATCATATCATTATGCAGTAGATGATAAAGAAGCTATTCAAGGAGTTCCATTAGATCGTAATACTTATAATGCTGGTGATGGAAAATATGGGAAAGGTAATAGGCAAGGTATATCAATCGAAATTTGTTATTCAAAAAGTGGTGGTCACAGATTTACTAAAGCACAAAAAAATGCTGCTGAATTAACTGCTCTACTTATGAAACAATTCGATATACCTATTAGTCATGTGTTACCTCACAAACATTTTAACGGTAAAAATTGCCCTCACAGAACTTTAGAGAATGGTTGGGATAAATACCTGGATGAAGTAGCAAGTCACTTACAAGAAGAACCAGTAGTCGAGAAAGACGAATATTTCTTCATTCAGCTAGGAGCATTTAAAACAATGAAAGATGCTGAGAAACACGCAAAGAAATATGCTGAGAAACTAGGTCAAGATGTAGGAATCAAATTCGGTAGTAAATACAATCTTAAATGGCAAAAAGGAATTAAACACTAAGACTTATTAATTTAAGTCTTTTTTTATTGGTATCATTTTTAATATTGTTGCATAGAATAAAGTAAAGAAACTACTTGACTAAGGTTGGATGGTATGGTAATATTAAGTCAAGAAAACAAAACAAAGGAGAAAGAAAAATGAAATTAAAATTTAGTTTGAAAGAATTATTGCAAGAAACAAATATGACTCAGAAGCAATTCGCTTCAGAAATTGGTGTTACAAAACAAGCGGTAAATTCTTGGGTGCTTACAAATAAGATACCTACTAACAGATTAGGTTCAATCGTTGAATTAATTGAATTAGCTTATCATGTAACAGGTAAATATAGTGATGAATTAGAAGAATTACATAATATGAAAGGGTGGTTTTAATGAATGCAGTAATTAATAAAATAACTGGATTAGATTTAGAAAAAAGGAAATGTGTTCATTGTGGCGAGGAATTTTTAAAAGAGATGTTAACAATGAATAAATATGGTGAGTGGGTTTGTATGAAACATCTATTTGAATTGTATACGAAATGCGAGGGTCAATGCGAAGAATATGTTTTAGATGAAGAAGTTAAAGATAATGGTGATGGGCTACAATGTCAAGAATGTAGAGAGACAAATGGAAATAATTATGAATAAGGGAGAAAATAAAATGAATAAAAGAGAATTAATTTTAAATATTGCGACTTTAAAAATGGAAATAGAGAATAAAAAAACATTGCTAGAGAAGTATGAAAACTCTTTAAAAACAATAAAAGAAAATGAACAAAAAGAAATTGAATTAAGAATAGCAAAATTTGATGTTGAAAAAATAAGAATAGCTAAAGAAGTTTTAAATATTGAATTACCGAAAGAAAAAAGTGAAATCACCACAGAATGTAAATTGAAAATTAAATGTGCTATTTTAGATATTTGTAACAAGTGTAATAAGATGGAAACACATTATTTTGGTGTTAAAAGTTACTCAGGTTGGAATAGTCAAGGTGAAGATCATAAATATAATTGTGGTCCTAGACATGGGCATATTTGGTTTTCTATAGGATTACAAAGAGAATATAGAAGAATCGAATTAACTGAAAAACAACTTGATGCAATGATTTATTATCTTGAAAATTTATTAGAAATTGAATATTTAGGAGAATAAAACTGAAAACTAAAATAATGAATATTAATTACGATTTAAAATTTGGCGATACAATTGAACATTTCGAAAATCATTATGAAGTATACGATCAAAACGGAAATAAAAAATATTATGAAAATAGTGGCGGTTATTTCATTCAAAGAGAATACGACAACGAAAACAACATAATTTATATATCAACTAGCAACGGAGTATTGTTAGATGTGAGAGGAGAAAAAGAATGTTTGGATTAATTGGTTTCTTATTTTATTTATTAATTTGTATAATATTAATAATAATAATTATCACAGTTGTTGTAGGATTTACTTTAACTGGAATTGTAGAGTCATTAAAATATATAGAAACTTTGAAAAAGGAGAAAAACAATGATTAAAAACTTGAAAGCAATATTTAAAAACTCAATACTATCTTTCTTCACAGAAGATATACAAGAAAGCGATTTATATTTACAACAAGCTAAGAATAAATTTATAGAAACTTTTATAGGAGGGGAAGAGAATGAGTAAAACATTAGAAGAATTAGGATATAAACAAATATGGAAAGTGAACAGAGAGATTATGTTTAATAAAAAAATATCTGATTATAATCACATTAATCTAGGAATACAATTAAACATGAAAAGTTTCTCGATTTTAGATTCACAAGGAGATGTTGAATTTATTAATCATGAATTACACAAAGCAATTGAGTTAAAAATGATAGAATTGGGGCTATGGTCAAATGAATAAACAATTTATAAAATTAAAAAAAGAAATGGAATGTTTTGAAATTAAATATGAAATCAGAGATGGATTTGGAATAAATATTGATTTTAAATTTGTATATTCAGATAGCATAAGTCTTGCTTACTTTAGTAATGATAGATATAATCTTGATTTTGATTTTAGTGAAGACCAATTTGATGCTATCAGAGATGTTGTTAAAGAATTATTAAAAGGAACCATATATGAATAAACTAACAAGTATAATTATAATGTTATTACTTCTAATTAGTCTATTTAAGATAGAAAACATCATCTCTAAGGCATCAAACACCGAATGGGTAAGCATTGATACCTATTTAGAA